TTATAAAACAAGCATTACTTGGCGGTGCAGCTTTACTTGATATATTACGACCTATATTTCAAGTAGTCGCTGTTGGTATTGGAGGGTTGGTAGATGTAATAAAAAACCTTCCAGCAGGTGTAAGAGAAATGGGTATTGTTGGTTTCTTAATGCTTGGTAGAGCAGGTAAAATTGCAGTAATAGGTATTCTTGGATTACTAAAAGCAATTGGTGTTGATCTTGACGAAATAACAAATAAGGTTTTTGGCAGTACAAAAAAAACGCAAGAGTTTGGTGCTGCATTTAAAAGTGTAAATGAGTTTATTAAAAAAATAGAAGAAAATATTATACTATCAAAAGAGCAATTAGCAGAACTTCAAAAAGAATTAAAAAATGTAGAAGCAAGTGCTGATAAAACTCTAGTATCTTTTGAAAAAATAAAGGATGCAATTAAAAATCAAATTAAAAAAGATTTAGAATCTGTTAACGAGACAATAGGTAAGTTTATATTACAAGGGGTTAACAATTTTTCAAGAGCTTTAGCAGAGGCGGTTGTTTTAGGAAAAGATTTAAATATGTCTTTAAAAGAAATAGGCCAAAAACTATTAGTTGAGATTCTTGCCTTCACAATAAAATTGGTTGTACAAGCTGGAATACAAAGACTATTAGAGGGATCTATATTTGATATATTTAAAAAACAACGTGAACAATGTGAGGATATACTTGGAATCAAAATCAAAGACGCAACTGTCGAATCTATTAAACTCGCATTGATGAAACAACAAACAGCGGAAATGGAAAAGCAAAAAAAAATCAAAGGAGCAACTATGCTTATGTCAGGCAATCCATTAGGCTTTTTAGGTTTTATGGCAAGTGGTGGTTCAGTCGGAAAAGGCCAACCTACTATTGTTGGTGAAAGAGGTGCAGAACTATTTATTCCAAATTCATCAGGTCAAATTACACAATCAGCTAGAGGGACAGGCGGTAGATCTGCTGTTATAAACTTTAATATAAATACAATAGATTCTAGAGGCTTTGATCAGGCTTTAGTAGAAAATAGAGCTACAATCACATCAATAATAAATAATGCTTTAACAGAAAAAGGTAGAGGGGAGTTAATTTAATGGCAGGTGCGTTTCCAATATCAACTGCTGATTTCTCAACTATGGGAATCAGATCAATACAAAATACTATTATATCTAAATCATTATCAGGAAAAAAACTATCAAGACAAATAGACAATCAAAGGTTTGGTTTTACTGCAAAGATTATAATAGGAAAAAGATCTGATATATATGGTGAGCTTATGGCCTTTATAGTTAAGCAAAGAGCATCAAAAGAAAATTTTACAATCACTCCACCTGAAGTAAAAAGCACTAGAGGATCTGAAAATCAAGTCGTATCTGTAAATGGATCACATACAGCAGGGGACACAACTATTGCTATGGATGGATTTGGAGCTGATAGTGCAGGTAGACTCAAGTCAGGTGATTTTATAAAGTTTGCAGGACATACAAAAGTTTACATGATAGTTGCCGAGTTTACTCCATCATCAGGTGCAGCAACAGTAACTATTGAACCTCCCTTATTAACTAATTTATCAGATGATGAGGTTGTAACTTATAATAACGTGCCTTTCCAAGTTCATATGACAAACGATGTTCAAGAGTTTGGAGCTGTTGGTGCTGATAAGGATGGAAATTTATTATACGAATTTGAAATAGATGTCGAAGAAGCAATATAAAATTAAATATTTTATGAATGCTGACATACTAGCTGAAGAGATAGTAGAGGCAGAGTCTATTGACGTTAATAAACTTGATTTAAAAAAGCATGACTTCCCATCAAAAAATGCTGACTATAAAGTTAATGGTGATATAAAGGTAATTAGAAAGAGTATAGAAGATTATGGCAAGAACACTAACGACAGCACTCAAGAACGAGCTATTAACAAATGAAATACGACCTGTTCATTTGTTGTCTATTGGTTTTTCAACTCCAATAAATATTACGGATAATAGTTTTAATTTAACTTCATCTGTTTCAGGATCTAGCATTACTTACACTGCATCGCCATTTTTAGTTGCTACTCCAACTTTTACTGAAGAAACTGATCTTACAAAAACTAGTTTAAATATTACTTTATCAGGAGCAGATACGACTTTTATATCAACAGTTTTAAATGAAAATGTTGTAAACGATACAGTTGATATTTTTAGAGGATTACTAGACTCAAATAATGCTTTAATAGCAGATCCTATATTATTATATTCAGGGAATATAGACACCTTTCAAATTAACGAGTCAGAAACAGAGTCAAACGTCACTTTGACAGTTGTTTCTCATTGGGCAGACTTTGACAAAAAATCAGGAAGGCAAACTAATAATAACTCCCAACAGAGGTTTTTTAGCACAGATGTTGGAATGGATTTTAGCTCTCAAACTGTCCTTGACTTGAAGTGGGGTAGAAGATGATGGATTCAATTATAAAATTATATCAATCATTTAATAAATATAAAAAAGATAGTTACTCTGATCTTTACTACCATATTTATCCATCAATAAATTTAAATCAGTACAAAGTGTTTAACGAGGATAAAAAAATATATGGCTTTGTTAATTGGGCTTTTTTAAGTGATTCAGTTGCAGAGCAATATAAAAAAACAGGAACTTTATATAAGTGGGAATGGCAAACAGGTAAGAACTTATGGCTATACGATATTATAATTAAAAAAAATCCAAAAGAGGTGATGAGTTGGGTGTATAATTATTTTAAAGAATATTTAAAAGTAAATCAATCTATTCATTGGTTAAGACTAGATGCAGATAACAATGTTTATAGAATAGGTCAAAAATTTAAAAGGGAGTTTCACGGATAATGGGTGGTGCAGTTAAAAAAGCTCAAGACGTTGTTTCGCCTTTATTAAGTGCAGTTAATATATTTAGTGGCAAAGGTTTTAACCCATATGTTGCTCTAGGTATTTTTGCAATAGGTTGGTTATTTACAAGATCACAAAAACCTGAAATACCTGACTTTGGAACTAATGATTTTGAAGAAACAGAACGTGGTATTTTAGTAAACAAACAATCTAACAATGCTAGTATTCCAGTGGTATATGGGGAACGTTTAATTGGAGGAACAAGAGTTTTTATAGAAACTTCTGGAAACGATAACGAGTTTTTATATGTAGCACTAGTTCTTAGTGAAGGTGAGATAAATTCAATTGAGGAAATAAGAGTAGACGATAAGGTAGTAACATTTGATGGTGCTTTATCAGATAATACTCAAAGGTCTGTTGCTAGTTCAGATTCTAATTTTTATAAAGATGGTCAATCATATATTACAATAGAACCTCACTTTGGAACTGATGGCCAATCAGCATCAAGTTTATTATCAACATTATCTAGCTGGGGATCTAATCACAAACTATCAGGGATCTGTTATTTAGCTCTTAAATTTAAATGGAATGCAGATGTATTTGGTGGCATCCCTCAAGTACAAGCTAAAATTAAAGGTAAAAAGGTTGTTACACTAGCAGCAAACTTATCAGAGCAAACAGCATCCTTTTCAACTAACCCTGCTTTTTGTTTGTTAGATTATTTAAGAAACGAAAGATATGGAAAAGGTATAGCAACTTCAGATATAGACTTACAAAGTTTTTATGATGCCTCACAAGTTTGTGTAACTCAAGTCACTCCTTTTTCAGGGGCAAGTACAATAAATATTTTTGATACAAATGCAGTAATAGATACTTCAAGAAAAGTAATAGATAACGTAAGAGATATTTTAAGAGGATGTAGAGGCTACCTTCCTTATGTACAAGGTAAATACAGATTAGTTATAGAAACGACAGGATCTGCTTCAGTATCTTTAGGTGAGGATGATATTATAGGAGGATATGCTTTAGCATCACCAACTAAAAATTCTAAATACAACAGAGTTATAGCAACCTTTATTAATCCTGATCGTAATTTCCAAGCGGATCAAGTGACTTTTCCACCAACAGATGATTCAAGTTTACCTAGTTCAGATCAACACGCAACAATGAAAACTGCTGATGGTGGTTTCTTACTTGAAGGAAAATTTGACTTTAAGACTATTAC